TGATATCTTAGAAATAGGGACTGAATTATTGAAGGTAACTTCAGTTGGTCTAGGTACATTAGCAATAGGGCCAATTAGTGGTAGTGGTGCTTTTAAATTAGTTGGTGTTGAAAGGGGAACTTTAGGTACAACTGCAGCATCACACAATGATTCAACTGCTGTCAGGAAATTTAAAGGATCTTACAATATTGTAAATAGTAAAATTCATTTTACTGATGCACCAAGAGGAACAAATTTTGCAACTAAAAACGCATCAGGACTACCATTTCCACGATCAGAGTTTCATGGTAGAGTATATTTAAGAAATGATTACACTAATAATAGAATATTTGATGATATATCAGATGGATTTACAGGTGTGGGTGCAACGCACATAGTAAAAGTTGGTGGTGCTAATACAACTGGTATTCAAACAGGTGGTAGTTTACTTTTATTAAACGGTATCTTCCAGACACCAACCACAGAAAATAATCAAGGTAATAACTACGATTTTATTGGAGATAATACAGCAGGTATTACAACTGTAACATTTACAGGTATTACATCAACAGATGGTGTGACAAAAGTAGCGAGTGAATCTGATGTCAACTTAAATCAATTACCACGAGGAGGAATGATCGTTTCTCTAGGTTCAACTGGTGGTTTAGGTATTGCTCCAACAGTTGGTGCTGCTGTTACAGCAGTTAAAAATAACGATGGTCAAATAACAGCAGTTGGTATAGGAACTTTAGATAGACATGGATCAGGTTATCGTGGTTCAGTTGCAATAGGTATAACTGATATTGCTTATGAGCATAGATTCATAAGATCTGGAATAGGTTCTATCAAAACACACCCAACAAACTCAAATATATTTACTAGAACTGCTAGAACTGCTTCAAATGCGGTTTATACATCACATACTGGTTTCTTAGAAATAACCATTGCAAATCATGGATTGGGAATAGGAACATTTGTTGGAATTGATACAGGTGGATTGGTCTTTAGTTGTTCAAAAGATCACTTTGCTACTGAACATCCATATCCAAGATCTGGCCCAACACCAAGTAATTCTTCTGGTGGAGATCCAATTGTTGGTATCGCAACTGATATTAGATCAATAACAGATGATACTTTCACAATCTTTGTAGGACAAGGTGGTGGAGGAGGAAATGGTGCGAGTATCACAGCGACTGTTGGTGCCGGTGGAACATTAGCTTTCACTGTTGCTGGTGCAGGAATATCTTACACTAATCCTCAAATTATTGTTCCAGATCCATCATATGAAGATCTTGAAGTCGTAGGTGTATCTCGTTTAGGAATTGGTGCTACAACCGAAACAGGATTTGGACTAAAAGTATCTGTAAATGTTGGTGCTAGTTCAACTGTCGGTGTAGGTTCAACTCTACATACAGTCGAATCATTTAAAATTACAAGAAGTGGATTTGGATTTAAGAAAGGCGATGTAATAAGACCAGTTGGTTTAGTTACTGCATTAGGTTTATCAAGCAAAGTAAGTGAATTTGAACTAACTGTTACTGATGTATTCACCGACAACTATGCATCATGGGATTTTGGAGAATTTGATTTTGTCGATAGTATTAAAGGATTGCAGGATGGTACAAGAACAAGATTCCCTATTGAATTAAATGGAGAATTACTTAGTTTTGAAAGTGATAATCCTGAAATAAAAATGGAAAACCTACTTTCTATTTTTGTTAACGGTGTTTTACAGGAGCCCGGTTCTTCATATACCTTTGAAGGTGGAACTACATTTGACTTCAATACTCCACCAGATGCAGATGATGATATTTCAGTTTTCTTCTATAAAGGAACATCAGGAGGATCTAATCCCGATACTCGTACAAAAGATGTGCCTGAGACACTAAAAACTGGTGATGTTGTTGAAATTGGTGCAACTCAGAGTGATCCTGTGGCACAAAATCCAAGAACTGTTGTTGGTATTACAACATCAGATACATTTGAAACTGAAATATACACTGGGCCAGGTATTGGATTGACATTTAAACCAGTAAGTAGTTGGAGAAAACAAAAGATTGATAAAATTATTAGAGGAGAAGTTGTATCTAAATCAAGAAATTCTCTAGAACCTTTAATTTTCCCAACATCAAGAATAATTGGTGATCTCTCAACAAGTGAAAGTGACAGTATATTTGTTGATGATGCCAAATTCTTTAACTATGAAGAAGATAATTCTGCCTTTGTTATAAACAGCATAGGTGTAAGAATAGTAAATGATGTAAATCCAGTTGCTGCTGCTCTAACAGCAACAGTATCTGCTTCAGGGACTATCTCTGCTATCACAGTAGTAAATGGTGGTAGTGGATACGTAGGAACTACCACAAGCATCTTGATCGGAGCACCATTAGGCGTTGCAGCCACCACAGCACCAGCAGTTGCTTCAGGTATTGCCACATTTGCAACTGCCACGGGTAATATTTCAAGCGGTATTATCACTACAGTCACAGTGAACAATATAGGTCTTGGTTACACAAGCACAAACCCACCACAGGTTCTTGCACCTGCTCCTGAAGCAATTACAGAGAAGATAACAAATATTAAAGATATTCAGGGATTTAGTGGTATAGTTACTGGTATATCAACTGCTGTAATAGGAGTTTCGACTCTTGGACTAAGAATTGGTTTAGCAAGAACTGCAGGAAACTTCAGCACACTTCAACCCGGATATCCAATTTATATCTTTAATACCACTGTCGGTAATGGTGTTACATCATTAAACTTAAGTGGTAATAATAATGATATAGTTGGTGTTGGAACACAGTTTGCTGATAACATTTATATGATTCAGTCGATCACAAAAAATGCATCAACTGCTGAAATACTAGTAAATATTCATTCAGGAACTGCTCATGTCGGACTTACTACTTCTGTAGGAACGACTGGTGACAGGGGTAACTTCTCTTGGGGTCGTTTATTTACTGTTACTGGTAATATAAGTAGACCAGATCCAGTTGCGATAGGTGTCACGGGTTACACAGTGGGACTTTCAACTGGTGTAGGAATATCAACATTCCCAACCATAGAAAGAAGAATTTATGGTATTCGTGATACTGGTGCAGTCAAAGATAAACTAACTTGATGATTTCACGTATAAATATAGAAAAAAAGTAATAAAATGCCAGCAGTAATTACGGATCAGTTCAGAATATTAAATGCGAGTAACTTTGTAGACACTGTTACTGGAGTCGGAGGAGCTAGTCCAACAAATTCATTTTATGTTACATTAGGGTTGCCAAATGCAACCGTGGTGGGTTTTGGTAGGCAATCTGATTTTGATGATGCCCCTCCTAACCCAGTTGACAATATTAATACAAATAATCATATTGGTGACACTACATTATTTGCAAAAAGAGTTACAGGTAAAAATGTAAGAAGATTAATAAGAAAGGTTGAATGGACTCAGGGAACAAGATATGAGATGTATAGACATGATTATAGTATAAACAATCAGTCTCCGGTAACTAAATCTGCAAGATTATATGATGCTAATTATTATGTTATAAATCAAAATTTCAACGTATACGTTTGTATTGATAATGGGTCATCTGGTATCAATACAACAGGAAATGCATCTCAAGATGAACCAACATTTACTGATTTAGAACCATCAAAAGCAGGTGAAAGTGGTGATGGTTACATATGGAAATTTTTATATACAGTATCTCCAAGCGATATAATTAAGTTCGATTCCACTGAATTTATTGCTGTTCCTAATGATTGGACAACAACCACTGAATCTCAGATACAAGCTGTTCGTGAAAATGGAGATTCAGATGTCAATAATAACCAAATCAAAAAAGTTTATATAGATAAACAAGGTGGAGGAGGATATACTGGTGGTTTAGGGCAAGAGGTTGATATTCTTGGAGATGGAACTGGTGGAAAAGTTGTAGTTGATGTTGTAGGTGGTAAAATTACCAATGCAATCGTATCATCTGGTGGTAAAGGTTACACATATGGAATTGTTGATCTTGGTAAAATAAATGATAATGTTACAGACCATGCTAAATTAATTCCTATTATACCTCCATCAAAAGGTCATGGATTCAATATTTACGAAGAATTAGGAACTGATAGAGTTCTTTGTTATGCAAGATTTGGTGGTGATAACAAAGATTTTCCAGTCGATACTCAGTTTGCACAAGTA